ATGGGGCAATCCGACAGCTTTGATGGACTGGCAGAATTTCTGGCGATAGCGAAACGATTGAGCATTCGCAAAGCCGCGCTCGATCTGGGTAAGACGCCGGGCTCGGTGAGTCTGTCGCTCCAGAAACTGGAGCATCGCCTCGGCGTGCTACTTTTCCATCGCACGACACGCAAAATGGCATTGACGGAAGCAGGAGAAGGCCTGCTGCTGAGAATTGGGCCCGCGGCACACGTTATCGCAACAGGTTTTGAAGATGTGGCTCAATCGGCAAAAAAGCCCTCGGGGACGTTGAAGCTGATCGTAGAACGTTTGGCATTGCCCCATGTTATCGAGCCCCTCATTCCTGCATTTCGTCAGGCGTGGCCGAATTTGAATATCGATATCACGGTGAGTAATCGTCACGATAATTTCGTCTCCGAAGGCTACGATGCTGGCATCATGATCGGTTCATACATCGAACAGGATATGATTGCAGTACGACTCTCCCCGCCATTTAAGTGGGCGGTATTTGGTTCGGCAGAATATTTCAAAGCGAACGGTAAGCCTAAAGCGACGCGCGATCTGGTGCATCACGAATGCATTCGCTTTCGCCGCCCTGAAAAGGGGGATATTTATCGGTGGGAGTTTGTCGAAAATAAAGAAAGTGTAAGAGTTGAGCCGACTGGTACAATTACCGTGAACGATGGTGAGTTAATGCGTAGCCTCGCGGTCAGGGGCGTTGGGCTTATTTACTCATCCACCTTCCATACCTCACGCGAACTGGCAAATGGCACCCTAGAAGCGGCGTTACTCGATCTCTCGCCGGGCAACGACGGCCTCTTTCTTTATTTCTCCAGAGCTGCGAGGAATCAACCCAAATTACGCGCGTTTATCGACGTGTGTTCGCAAGTTATTAAGACGTGAATGACGCCTGTCAGTCTTCCGAAGCGTATTCAACCGATCCGGTTTTACATTCGTACATGGCAAACAGCGAGTGTGTTTTCTGTGGGCCGGAGACGGTGAATGCTAGGAGGTAAATCTCTGGGGCGGATAACGTGGGTGAGGCTGCTTTGTCAAAAACAATCACCGATGTCGCGGTGCTGAGGTTTTCGGGTTTGAATTTAGCCCAGCGGCGAATGCGGTGTGTCAGGAGATCGTGCTTAACATAGTCAATGGCTTACTCATACGTCACTTCCAGGCAGGACGTGCCGTTATGTCTGAGGTAATAATCGTAGACAGCTAACGCGCTGACTGCTGCCAGAACTCAGCAGGCCGTCTTGGTTTTCTATTCCATCCCGCTTCTTCCTAAACAGACGCCCCAAAAAAAAGGAGTCACGCTATTAACGTAACTCCTTGATATATTTGGTGGCCCCTGCTGGACTTGAACCAGCGACCAAGCGATTATGAGAACCATTATCAAGCGTTGTAAATCAATGAGTTATTTATTTTTCAGTAAGTTATAAGGAAAATAAAGCCCAATAATGCCCAATGTTGTTAAGTTCATGCGTCACTTTTGCGACACTGTGCCAACGGGTTCAGCTTTACAGCATCTTCAAAATGATCCGGCGCAAAGTGGGCATACCTCATGGTCATCTTGATGTCTGTATGCCCGAGGATGCGTTGCAGAACTAAGATATTCCCGCCGTTCATCATAAAGTGGCTGGCGAATGTGTGCCGTAGAACGTGTGTCATCTGGCCGTCTGGTAGCTCGATACCTGTTCTTTCCATCGCAGAACGAAACGCATAGTAGCAATTGCTGAATAATTCCCCACTCTTTTTGGGCAATTCCTCTGCCAGTTTGGGATCGATAGGGATTGAGCGGTTTTTCTTACCCTTGGTCTTAACGAACGTGACTTTATTCTCTGATACCTGAGAACGGCGGAGGTCTTGCGCTTCACTCCAGCGTGCTCCTGTGGATAAGCACAGCCTAACAATGATTTCCAAATCACTAGCGCTGCTGTTTCTGCATTCTGCTAATAACCTGTCAATCTGATCGCTGGTTAGATAAGCCATCTCACTTTCATCTGTACGGAATTTACGTACGTTTTCCAGTGGGTTGGGTAACGTCCATTCGCCCAGCCGCTTTAGCTCGTTAAATACGGCGAGAAAGTAGGCTTGCTCTAAATTTACCGTTCGTGGTGTAACGGTGTCGATACGGCTAGTGCGTGATAACTGGCCGTTTAATCGTTTAGCCCGATATGCCGTGAAAAGTTGAGCGCTGAATTCTGTAGCCAATGGATGCCCCATGCATTCAGCCGCCCATAACATTGCACTGCGTCGTTTCTGACCGTCTTTTAGTGTGATGCCGTGGCGGCTAAACCACAGTTCTACTAGGTCAGTGAGTCGTCGTTCTTCTTTACCATCAGCCAGCCAAGGGGAAGATTGCACTTGCTCAAGTGTATAACGCTCAAATGCCAGCGCTTCGCCTTTGGTAGCGAATTTCTTACGGACGCGTTTCCCTTCCTTGCCGCTGCTACGGTCTACAGTGTAGAGGTCTGCGATCCAGCGTCCGTCCGGTAATTTTCTAACTGGCATCGGCTATTATTTACCACATCGTGTTTTTAACTCTTGATAAATATTACCGACACGCCCCATCGTTTCGCGTAGATAAGTATGATATTGCTTATCATGTGTTGAAACGAAATTTCCCAAAGCCTCAACGTAGTTTGTTGATTCAATGATAAGTATATTTCCAAGATATATCGGGCTATTGGATTCAATAGACTGGTATTTTGAATATTTATTCAGTGTTTCTGTTATTTTTGGAGAAAAAACATTGGTTTTCCAATCGCTGAATTCTGATTCTGTTACTTTGCTTTTAGTTAAGTCAGTTGCATCTTTTCCCGTAGCAGCCTCTGTAGCAGATTTCATTATAAGTCCAGAGTCAGTTAACATCTGAATAGCAATTTTGCAGTCATTAGAAGCTGCTGTGGCTGAAAATGAAATAAAAAATGCTATACCCAGTAGATATTTATTCATCACTAATCCTTGTTGTTTTTAATTAATTTGTAATACAAGTCATTATTACGCGCCCCAGTACGTTGATATCTTCCAGCGCACAATCGAACGCCATACCAACGCCACTAACCCGCACCTTGCGAACAGGGATACGTGTTAACGTGCGAATACTTGTTTTTTCTTCAATCTCAACCAGCCATTCACCGTCATAAACATCGGCAAATTTCTTATCGATCAGGTACTGCGTTTTTTCATCAATCACACAGAACGGCTCTTCAGGTAGCTGAACGCCAGGCAGGAACAACGCCTTATCAAACATCACATAGCCAGAATCATAAAGCTGTCCGTCAACCATCTTCTTATGTGGAAGCTTGAGTATATCCAGCGACTCATCATCAAACTTCTTACCCTTACCAGTGGCCAGCCATTCAAGAGATGCGCCAGTTTCAGCCATGCAGCGAACTACTACATCTGAAGGGAAAAAATCACGTTTGTAGCGATTTGCCAAGCTGCTGCTGGCTATGCCGAGATGATCGGCAAGAGCTAATTTTGTGCTGAAACCATACGCATCAATGATGCGATCCAATACAGCGGTGCCGCCTTTGGTGAAATCAATTTGTAGGTTCACGAAAGTTTAACCTTGCATTTTAGCTTTGAGTGAGTTTAAACTCGCTCCTGAAGTAGCTTTGTGCCCAATAATGCCCAATATTGGATGCCTTAATAACCTGCGGAGTTTGCCTTATGCGGCCAAACATTACAATCGTTATACCTGAGCCATACCTTCCGTTAGATGAGTATTGCCGCCGTACTGGCACGGAACTGAAAACGGCCAGAAACCTTATCAAATACGGCAAGTTGCCAATCAAACCCAAAGGTAAACAGTCCCGTGGGTTGGTTGAAGTCAACATGGCCGCGCTAACCGTTCAGGCATTAAGCGAAAGCAACATTTCGCTTGAAGCGAATCCATCCTAATTTTTGGGGCAGGGATAGCTATGTTTGATTATCAGATCGCTAAACACCCGCACTTTGATGCCGCTTGCCGAGCGTTCGCGCTGGCGCACAACCTTGAAGACGTCGCTGCCGCAATCGGTGTTCGTTCTCAAGTGCTGCGTAACAAGCTGAACCCTGAGCAGCCGCACCGCTTAACGTGTGATGAACTGCTAGCCATTACCGATCACACGGAAGACGCTGGTTTACTAGATGGCCTGTTGGCGCAGATTAACTGCCTGCCATCTGTGCCACGCAATGAAGCCAGCTCACACAGTGTGCCTATGTTTGCATTGAGTGCCACGGCTGACGTGGGCGCGATCGCTGGGGAAGCGGTATCAAATGCCCCAATGTCTCAGGCGCGTAAAAACGCCATCCTCCATAGGGCAAACAGTGCAATCCGCAATCTGTCGCTGATTGTGCTTTCTGTCGAAGCCCGATTCCAATCCACGCCGATGATGGCCGCAGCCGTAGACGTGCTGAATTCAGCCATGCCGGTATTAGCATAAGAGGGATAACCATGATTTCTATCGCTCGTTTACTCACTAGCCAATCTGCATCACCGCAGTTGCCTAAGGGCACTGGCTGGTTGGAACTGCCAAACGGCCAGCGCGTGCAGCCGACACCGGCGCAGGCTTATTTTGCACCGTGGAGTAAAAAGCCGTATATGCCTGCAATGCCACGCCGCTCGTTGTGGCGTCGCCTGATTGGGGTCAGGGGGTAATCATGCACAATGATGCTCTGGAGTTGCCCGAACCGCTTAAGGCTATGCGCCGCATGATTTCGGGAACAGATAACCCCGCCCAACTGTTTTGGGAGTCAGCGACTCCGCGCGAACGTGAAGATCTGATCTTCCATTGCCGCCCTAAGCTGGGGAAAAGTCACGTTGCCTATAACTGGGATGAATTTGACGCTAACCAGCGCCGTGTGTTGTGGAATGGCGTGTTAAGACTGCGCCATATGTATGAGAAAACCGCCGCGTTTCAGCCAGGGCATTTTGGCCGCAGCGTGTTTGTTATCACTCGTTCCGAGCCAGAAGCGGAACAAAGCGAAGACCAGTCAATTAATTAACCCGTAATACGCCTTTCTTTTTTACAGCCTCTACCGGCTGGGGATTCGTATTACCTAAAAACAGGAAAATCACCATGAGAAATATCGAAACACGCCGTACCACAAGCACGGTTCCCGACAATGGCGTCCTGCTGGAGTTGATGCGAAAGGCGCGGCTGGACGAAAAAAAAGACCAGCATTTTTCGTTTGCGCTGCGTCTTTCCTCACTGATTGTTCTCTTCCAGAAGAAAGAGCTTTCCGCTACGGAGATTATTGAATTACTGAGCAAAGAAGTGGATCGGTTTGAGCATTCGGCACAGGAGCTGGCGATATGATTCGCCCGTTCATCAAATGGGCGGGGGGTAAAACCCGTGTCCTGCCAGATTTGCGGCCGCACCTGCCAAAAAGTGATTGTCTTATAGAGCCGTTCGTCGGTGGTGCGTCGGTGTTCCTGAATACGGACTATCGCCGTTATGTACTGGCTGATATCAATCCAGACCTGATTAATCTGTATCGCGTTGCGGTTGCTGACACCGAGCTGCTGATACGTGATGCTCAATCGCTGTTCATGACGGGTAACACGGAAAGTGAGTATCTGGGGCGTCGGGCAGAGTTTAATTTCTTGCACGCAACTGGCGCGGGTACGGCGCTACAGCGTGCTGTGCTTTTCTTGTATCTGAACCGACACGGATTTAACGGCCTGTGTCGCTATAATCAGCGTGGTGAATTTAACGTGCCATTTGGCCGTTACCGTTCCCCATATTTCCCTGCTAGTGAAATCCGTCAGTTTGCAGAAAAAGCGCGTGATACTAATACCGTTTTCAGGGTTGCACCGTTTTGCAAGACCATAGAAGGACATGCTAGCCCTGACGCGGTTATTTATTGCGATCCGCCGTACCTGCCCGCTAGTGATACCGCCAATTTCACGCAGTATCACACAGCGCCATTCTCCATTGATCACCACATCACATTAGCTGCCGCGCTGGCTGATGCTAATCGCAGACATGGTGCTCAGTGTGTGATTTCAAACAGCGATACGCCAGTAACACGCGAGATTTATCAGGCCTTTGAGTTTCACGAAATAGCCGTTCAGCGCTCTATCAGTTCCAATGCCATAACGCGCGGTGCAGCCAAAGAAGTGATCGGCGTGCTGACGGCCAATTATCAGGAGTTATTGCCGCTGCGAAATGGTTCAACGCTGCGCTTCCTGCGTACTGGCTATGAAGGTGAGTTGCGGGGCGCGCAGTGATTCAAGTAGCAGAAAAAAATGGAGATCATCACGCTGCCCTTAACTGGCAGCGTGAGCAGTTCGCGCCACGCGTGCCGGATGGCGTTAGCTATGTTGAGCGCATCCTATGGCATATGGACAAAACCGATCATGACTGGCGGCATCCGTATTTTTCCGGCATGCCGGATTACCTGGCTAAATATTTTGGTCAGCGCTACGAAACCCTATTTAAATCCGATGAACACAAAGGGCGCCGCCGCGCCAATACGTTTTTACGCCGCACGTTGGGTGAAAGCGTATTGCCACGCCTGCGTAAAATCATGCCACGCTATCAAACGGAATTCCTGTCTGCCGGTGATATCCCTTTCCCGTTCTCTGACGATTTGGAAAAACTGCCGACATACGAACGTGATGATATCCGCCGCCTGTCTACTCAACTGGCGGATTTTATGGCAGCCAGCTTTCAGGACTATACCGAGCGGGGCATAGCGAATGCTGCCGATCTGGATATGCGCAAAATCACGTTGCTGGCGTTCCGGCATTTGGGGCGCTTAACGCTACAAGCTGGCACGCAGCCGCCTTACTGGCCGCAGTTCACCAAAGGCCGCAGGCCATTGCCGACGCACAGTGCCGAATCTGGTCTGCTGCGCATGATGTCGCCGGAATGGTGGCGCGTGCGCATTAAGCGTCGCCGTGACTTGCAACGTGAGCATATGGCCATCGCTGTAGGACAGGTGCAAAAGGCGGCGTCTGCCTATGTCTCCCGCAGCACGCTGGGTGAATGGATTGCGCAGAAGAAGCGAAATCGTGAGTTTTTTAAATCGTTCGATCTCGAAAATCCCGAAACGGGTGAACGGGTATCGATGAATGACATGGTTAACGGCAGTAATGCCAATCCAGCGATAAGGAGATGTGAGCTTATGGTGCGTATGCGTGGATTTGAAGATTTAGCTAACGAAATGGGCTGTGCCGGTGAGTTCTACACCATTACAGCACCGTCTAAATATCACTCTGCGCATAGCGGCGGGGGATTTGTTAAGCAGTGGAACGGCGCTAGCCCAAGGGATACACAGAAATACCTGTGTAGCGTATGGGCGAAAATCCGTGCGGCATTGTCGCGGGAGGAAATCAGCGTGTTTGGTTTTCGCGTGGTGGAGCCGCATCACGATGGGACTCCCCACTGGCATATGTTGCTGTTTATGCGTCCTGAACATGTCGATCAGGTGCGTGACATTATGTGTTACTACGCCCGCTACGTTGATTCTACAGAACTACAGAGTGAAAAGGCGCTAAAGGCGCGTTTTCACGTTGAGCCTATCGATCCCGCAAAAGGTTCGGCGACGGGCTATATCGCAAAATACATTTCAAAAAACATCGACGGTTTCGCGCTGGATGATGAAAACGACGATGAAACCGGCGAAAGCCTGAAAGACATGTCAAAGGCTGTTTCCGCCTGGGCGTCGCGCTGGCGCATCCGTCAGTTTCAGCAAATAGGTGGTGCGCCGGTAACGGTTTATCGTGAACTGCGCCGCCTGCGCGATATCCAGTTGGATGATGCCCGCATGGATGCCGTGTTGGTTGCCGCCGATCTGGGTGATTGGGCGGCGTACACTCAGGCTCAGGGCGGGGCATTGGTATCACGCGATAATCTGGTCGTGCGTCTGGCATATGAAATTACCGAGCAGGGCAATCAGTACGCGGAAGACGTGCAGCGCATACAGGGGGTCTATTCGCCTCTGTTGGGTACTGCGTCAGAGGTCGTTACACGTTTGGTTAAGTGGGGCATTGTTCCGAAGTTGGCCGTAGCGCCAGCGGAGGCGGGCTTTTCTGGCGGCTCTGCCGCCCCTTGGAGTTCTGTCAATAACTGTACGCAGGGGAACCGGCGACGATTATCCGAGTTATTAAAAGTGCGTGGTTTTAGTGGTGAAAATGAGCAGGTCAGCATTCTTTTGCGGGGCGGGAACCTGTCGCTAGGCGGGGGTCGTATGTTGAGAATGGCTAACGGTCAGTTGAATGAGTATGAAAAATCAACCGATTCCGAGTTGTGGGACGGATGGAATTGGTAGTTTGGCATGATTTAAAGCTAATTCTGTGAATGCTGTGGCGTGAAATGTTTTAGTGCCACTTCACGCCGTTTACTCGTCTGTTACGAATGACCGGCCATCATACAGTGCTTGAGGGGTGCAATGGACGATTTAGAGGTAGCTACGATGTTAGAGCGCATAGATCTTTTGGCGCGGCTTGTATGTGTAGACGAAGTCAGCGATGTGGATAGAAAAGTGGCATTGGTTTGGATCGGTGAGCTATCCGAGCAGGTTAAAGAGGGTGTTGTTCTACGAAATAAGAACAACACATGATCCATGTTTGTGTTGGTTTATGCTGCTGGAACTTTTAACAATTCCAGCGCCATTTGTCTTTGTTGAGGGGATAGGTTTTCGATTACCGTTTGTAGTAATTTATCGCCAGTTTTGGCGCTGGGGCTGAGTGAGTGTGAAAACGTTAGATTCATAACAAATGTGTGGCCGCACTCTACGTCTGAGCAAGCGCAGTAAATATCCGCGATTTTGCGATGCTTGCGATTGGTCTTTCTTATCACCGCTTTTTCGCCGCACTCAGGGCATTCTACTTTTAAAACACGCATATTTCTGGCTCCCAGCGAATCAAACTGCTGGGATTTTAACGGTTTCAGTCTCATGCTGCATTCTACTTCGCTTTATCATCGTTAAAATTCAGGTGCAGGTGTGCCGGTATTTCCCGATCGGCGCTGATGGCGGTACGAAAACGCCGCTGTATCGGGATTACCTCATCTTTTCGGTACGTGTCACGGGCTTTATCTGGGTCGCCGAGGCCAGCAGCGTTTTGCGGGATAATGCCGCACAGGCCAGCGGGGAAGCGGTGCGCGTTCAGCACATCCTGTGCGCTGATGTTTTTCACGTTGGCAAACTCATCTTTGGCGCTGATATCACCCATCTGGATAAACTGGACGCCTTCTTTATCCCCGTTAGGGATGTTTACCAGGATGGTGGAGAAGTTGCCGATCCCTTTGCTGTTTGCCAGCTGCTGTTCGATTTCCTTTTCAATCTCATCCGTCATGTTCGGGTCACTGGTATAGAGAATGCCGCCAGTGTGTGCGCCGTTGTGATAGTAGCGACGGCGGAAGATAACCGCCTCACTGTTTAACAGGGCGGAGTGAATGCCGCCGATGTAATCCGGCAGGCCGTAGAATTCCTGCTGCGGGTCGTACATCTTGATAAAAATGATATCGCCAGGCGGATAAATCAGCGGTTCGCCATCCTGCAATACCACGAATTCACCGGTTTTGCGGCGTCGGGTATAGAGTGCCGGCAGTGGCACCAGGTCAACGACTGCGCCCCAGCCGTTACGCACCTTCAATATGGCCACATCACCAAACGTGAGATAGTCGAATGTTGCCGCGCCGATCTCGTCGTCCGTCAGTCCGCCGCCCTGGTAATCTGAAATCACCATGTTGCGGCGTGCGTAGACAATGCCACCGTGCTGGCCGTTCAGGTTGATAAGCTGCGCCAGGGCGAGTCGGTCTATCGGTAGCGTGTAATGGTCGAAATTGTTGTCATACCAGACGTCGCGGTAGTCCGTGCCGGTGGTTAATACCGGTTCGGGCTTGCCAAACGTGATAATGCTCATTTTTTTCTTTTGCGGGGCGCTGTTCGCTTCCTGTCCGCGTCGCTGTGATTTCCGTTTCATGCTGCTTTTTTTAGTCTCCATCGTGACTGAGGTTTATTCTCATAGTTCAGCGGTTCGTTATCCAGCGCGTGCATAATCGCAAAGGCGGCTTCTGCATGGCCGGTTTCCGCGCTGCGGTCAGCGACAAACGTCATCGCGTTGCCGCTGGCGGTGGTCGTTTTTCTGATGGCCATAAATGACGCGGCGATCGCTTTCTCGTCCTGATCCCATTCAATGCGTTTACTTTCCACCACGTCGGCGGCTTTCATGACCAGCCGGTTTTTGGTTTCCACACCGTAACGGATGGCTTTGGCCTGGCGCATGGCGAAATGCTGGATATTTTCAAAGACACCGATACCGAGGCCGGTGATATCGATGCCGATGTAAGTGAAGTGGTATTGCTGGAACAATTTTTTAATCTGGTTGGCCTGATAGCGAAAATTCATTCCCTGCCAGTTGATCACCCGCAGTACGCGGAATTTCTCACCCTCATAAATCGGCGGGGCGATAATCACGAACGTGGACAAGTCACCGGAACGGGCGGGGTCGTAGCCGCCCCATACTTCACGGTTGCCAAACGGGCGTGGAGCTTTCGGGTCATGGTCTTGCCAGATGTCGGGATCGATGCCGCAGCGTTCCAGGTCGTCAAAACTGAATACCGCGTCTTTGCTGTCAACGAACACGCACATATACAGCATGTTGAACGTGTCCGTGTTGTAGCGGTTGCGCAGCTTGTCGAGGCTGGCCAGATGGAACCCGCCCGCGATCGCGTCTTCCATTGTGATAACGTAGCGCCACTGGCCATCAGGGCAGAGCCGCCCGCCGTCGCGCAGTTCGTCAAACGCAGGGAATTTGACCGATGCCCGTTTCTTGTTGCCGCGCTTCCACTCTTCGCCCGTCCAGAACGGGTAAGCCTGGTGCGTTTTGGCGCTGGGCGTAGAAAAGTAGGTGGTGCGCCACTTGTCGTGTGTGGCCATCGCGCTGGCCACTTCATTCAGGCGGGCAAAGTTCGGTACCCAGAAATATTCGTCACAGTACAAATGGCCGCTGTATGACTGCGCGGTGTTTTTGTTGGTAGACAAAAAGCGCAGCTCTGCGCCGTTGGATAATCGGATCGGGTTGCCGGTCAGCGTGATGCCGAAATATTCCTGGGCAATGTTGACGATATAAGAGCGGAACACTTCCGCCTGGGCGCGGCTGGCTGACAGGAAAATCTGTGGGTCACCGGTAAGTACGGCATTTTCAAAGGCTTCAAAGGCAAAGTACCAGGTTGCCCCGATCTGGCGGCTTTTCAGAATGTTGCGCACCATTTCGCCGATGTTGGCGCGGAGGTGCTTTTGATAACCAAAAAGGTACTCTTCCGCCCAGGCGTCAAAATCCTCTTTGCTCAGGCCGGAAATATCATTTTTGCGGTATTTACGCTTTTTTGCGGTGCGTTCGTCGTCATCGTCATGCCCGCTACTGCGCTGCCCGCCGCCTTTGGCTTCTGCCAGCTTTTCCTTATGCTTATTGCTTTGCGCCCGCAACTTCACGGCGTGTGTGATCAGCGTGTCGAGTTCTTTTAATTCCAGCTCGGTTTTATTGTCACGCCCGACCAGCAATTGATAACGGCGCTCAATAGCTTCTTCTGTGCTTTCATGGCTGAGTAAATCAGCCCAGTTAAATTTCTCCGCCCAATAGTAAACGATCCGCGTATTCGGCAGATTTAAATCAGCGGCAATTTCTTTAGGTGTCGCCCTTTTTAAATAGAGCGCCCGCGCTACACCTATTAATTCATCGGAATATTTAGCCATGCGGCCATTATGCGGGGTTATTTTTATTATTTATTTCCTGTTGAGTCGGGTTAGTTCGGAAATAAGCGGATAACCGAACAGATAAGAATTAAACGCCTGTTGACTTGTTTTTTATTCGGTAATAATCCCCTTGTCGCAATATAGCGAGTATGGAAATAACGAAATGTCTCAGTTAATGACTAACTGGATTTGTATTGCCACGGAAGGCGAGACCGTTGATAAGCGGCAAATGGAAAGGCAATGGTTAATTGATGCCGCCGAGCTTTACGATCCGCAACTCTATGCCGCCTTGATTTGGCCTGAGCATGAAAAGTGGTACGGCAATATGGGCGAGGTGTTGTCTGTTAAAGCAGAGGAAGACGAAGACGGGTTGATGCGTCTCTATGCACAGCTGCGGCCAGATATCCATTTGTTGCAGGCTAACCGCGACGGGCAAATGATTTTTTGCTCGGTGGAATTGACGCCAGACGGTAATTTCCGTGGAACGGGCAAGCACTATCTGGAGGGGCTGGGGGTGACAAATACACCCGCCAGTGTGGGGACGACGCGATTACATTTTAATACGCAAAAAAATCGGAATCGCCTGTTCGGCGCATTAAAGCCGCTGGTGATTGATGAAGTCAAAGAATTTAAGGGAAAGAGCATGGCAAAGGAATCAAAATCAACGTGGCACAGCCTGTTTGGTATTAAGTCGAAAAGCTTCGCTGAGGACGAAAGCGGCGAAGGAGGCGGCGATAAATTGCAGGCACTGGCCGAAGCGGTAGCCGCGTTGGAAGTGCGTGTCGCAGCGCTGGAAACTGGACAGGAAGAAGTTCAGGAAAGTCTGGACGTGGTAATCGAAGCGGTGGACACACAGGACTTTGCCACGCTGCGCGATAACCTGCCGGATATTATTAAAAACTTTGGCAAGCTGGATGAAAAAATCACTAAATTGCCGAAACGACAAATTGGTGACAAGAAAAAAACGTTTAGCCATTTGGTGTAATTCGTCGCAGACGTAATTAATCGGTTATTTCCGGTTCTATGTATTTTTATTTCGCTATTACGCGAGAGGGATTTCTATGTTTTTAAATCAGCGGGCGCGTGACTTTTTACACTCGTTTTCTGCTGCGCTGTCAGAGGCGCACGGGGTAACGGATGTATCCAAGTATTTTGCGCTGTCCGATCCAAAAGAAACGCAGCTGCGTGCCGCATTGCTGGAATCGGTGGATTTTCTATCCATGATCAGCGTGATGGACGTCGATCAGCTATCCGGCCAGGTTGTTACTGTCGGAAAGTCAGGGTTGCATACCGGACGTAAGAAAGGCGGGCGTTTTATGCGCGGCGTCGGCGTGTCTGGTAATGAGTACAAACTGGTTGAAACCGATTCATGCGCGGGCTTGAAGTGGGATCTGTTGTCCGTTTGGGCTAACGCAGGCAATGAAAACGAATTTTTCCAGATGGTGCAGGCGTTTTCTAACCAGGCGTTTGCGCTGGATATGCTGCGTATCGGCTTTAACGGCAAAACGGTGGCTGATACCACTGATCCCGATGAGAACCCGAACGGGGAAGACGTTAACATTGGCTGGCATCAGCTGATTAAAAACTCTACCGACTACAAAGGGCAGATTATCACGGACGCGGTCACGCTGGACGAAAACGGCGATTACCGCTCACTGGATGCGATGGCATCTGACCTGATTAACTCCAAAATCCCGCAGCAGTTCCGCAACGATCCGCGTCTTGTGGTGCTGGTTGGCGCGGATTTGGTCGCCGCCGAGCAATACCGCCTGTTCCAGAAAGCCGATCGTCCTACTGAGAAAATCGCCGCGCAAATGCTGGATAGCACGATTGCTGGACGCAAGGCCGTCGTGCCGCCGTTTATGCCAGGTAAGCGCATGACGGTGACGACGCTCGCTAACCTGCATATCTACACCCAGCGCAATACGCGTCAGCGTAAAGCCGGTTTTGAAGATGACCGCAAGCAGTACGAAAACAAGTACTTGCGCAATGAAGGCTATGCGGTGGAAGAGCCAGAATTGTACGCGGCGATCGATGAAGCGGCGGTGACGATTGGCACCGTAGCTGAGCCAGCAAATCCGCCTGCCGGTAACGGGGAATAATCATGGCACTTTCACCCGCTCAACGTCATAACGCCCGATTGCAGGCCGAACAGCAGATATCACGCTGCCAGCCTATTATCGGCGGGCATAGCCTGCATTTGCAGATTCGGGCGCTGGAAAACGATATTGAGCGGCTGAGAAGTTTACCCATGACGAGCGATCGCGTGGACATGAAGCGGCGGGAATTGCTGCCGCGCTGGTTGCCGACGGTTCAGGCGTATCTGGACAGCGGCGAGGTGTACCAGCATCCCATTTTCTCGCATTGCATCATCTGGCTGTTTGATGTTGACGAGTTTGATCAGGCATTGGACTGGGCGGATATCGCCATTGCGCAGGGACAGCGCACCCCCGACAACATCAAGCGCAGTTTTGCCGCCTTTGTCGCAGATACCATTCTGGAATGGGCAGAGCTGACGGCAGAAAGCGGCCAGAGCGTTGAGCCGTATTTCTCCCGCACGTTTACGAATGTGGCGCAGAACTGGCGCTTGCATGAAGAAATTAACGCCAAGTGGTTCAAGTTCGCCGGTTTGCTGCTGTTGCGTGACGACAACGGTCAGGCACGAGCGACGGCGACGGACGATATCGAGCTGTTACGCCAGGCTGATGCGCTGTTAGCACAGGCGGAGCGGTATTACCGCAGGGTCGGCGTGGGAACGATGCGTAAAACCATCGCCGCCCGCATCCGGTCATTGCAGAAGAGTTAATACGACTACCGTAAGCCGAGCGGGCGCGGCTGAGGCAATACACGTTTGTGTTATGTGCCGTGGAAGCCGGTCAGCCCGCTTTTTTCGGGGGATTTATGTTTAGCGGAACGCCGGTTGATTATCAGGATGCTGTGCTGGCCAACAATGGATTTTGGCCTGATCTGAACCTGCGGGATTTTCAGGAGCAACGCACCATTCCGGCTGATATTAACGCGGGAACGGTCGCGCAGGCGCTGTTAACCGCTGCCGGTGAGGTTAACGCGGAGTTAGTCAGCATAGAGCAGCGGCATAAAAATAATGGCTATGGCATGGCCAGCGCGGTGCCAGGTGTGAGCCTGGACGGGGAAAATCTGCTGTGTGCGCAGTATAAAAAAGCGGTGTTTGCCAGGGCGAAAGCCGACCTTATCGGCGAGTTCGCCACGATTGGCCGTCGCGAGTCTCATCCAGGGCAGGAGGGGGGCGAAACACGCAAGGGACTGCTGGCGGAAGCGGCGATGGTTATCCGCAGTGTGAAGGGGCTGAAACGTGCCACGGTGAAGATGGTATGAGCCAGTTGGATGCGCTGACCGCCTTTGTTACTCAAAACCTGCCGAAGCGAGTAATGCAGGGCTTTGACAGCTTCATGGATGAAATCAGCTTTATCAGCGCCCAGCGGGATTTAGGCGAAGGGCAGTATCAGTTAGCGGTCATGCAGTTTGATGCGGTGCTGAGCTGGGAGCGCTGGCCGTATCGGGAGTGTGATCCGAAAAACTTGTGCGCTCTGTTGCTGGTCTGGCAGGCCGAGCAAGACGAACAGCCCTTTATGGATGCGGGGCTGGACAGGGAATTGCCCACGCTGGATGTTGACGTTATCGATCAGGATACCGCCACGGTGGTGGTGTCGGTCAAGCTGGCCGCATCGCTAGCCATCATTGAGGACGATAGCGGCATTATCCCGTTTGACGGTAAACGCTGGCGTCTGGCTGAGCCAGAAATCTGGGTTGCCACGGAAGGGCAAATCTTTGGGGCTGATGAAACCGGCGCAGTGATCGGGCAACCGTCGTGATCATCAACGGTGAACTGAGTAAGTCACAGCTTAAGGAGTTGCGTCAGGCACTGAGCAAGCTGGACTTTCCGCCCAAAAAGCGCCAGCGCCTGCTATGGCGTCTGGCCAAATATGGCGTGATTAGTGCTGCGGCCAGAAATGTGCGTCAGCAGCAGGCACCGGATGGTACGGCCTGGGAAAAACGTAAGACAAAACGACGCGGCAAGATGCTGCGCAGTATGCCTAAATTGCTGCATATCCGTGAAATGCCTGAAATTGAAGCTGTCCGGTTGTACTTACAAGGCGGCGGATATCGTAACGGTGTGACGCCGGTTCCGGCTGGCGTGGTGGGGTTTAGTCAGCAAAACGGTATGAGCGTTTCAGTCAAGCGCTCACAGGTTCAGCGTGGCAAACCCGATCCCGAACGGAAGGCCACACGTCGCCAGGCCAGAAAGCTGCGGGCGCTGGGGTACAAGGTGAAACGCGGCACCCGCTGGCGCAAGCCACCCTATAGCGAGATTGAGGGAGTAATGCGATTTGACCAAGCCGGTTTACTTATCAAGAAGCTGAGTGGCAAGGCAGCAAAAGCCGCGTGGACAGTGGACGTTCCCGCCCGTCCGTTTTTGGGCATGAGCGATGATGAATTTAACAAGGCGCTGGCGCGTCAGTTGCAAGCCATTGGCTTTGGCTGGAACGTGAAAGCGCAGGATATCAAGGGGTAGGGATGAGTTGGCCAACGGTACAAATTAATCAGGTTAACCAGCTACAGGGCGAAACCAACGAGATCGAACGGGTAGTGCTGTTCGTCGGGCTGGGAACGGGGAAGGACAAGGTGGCCAAAACCGTGCCGGTGAATACCCAAAGCGATCTGGATGCGCTGCTGGGTGAGGCGGATTCTGTGCTGAAACGCACGGTAAACGCGGCGATGTTGAACGCTGGCCAGAACTGGAGCGGCTTTATCAGCATTCTGCCGAAAGACGCGCCCGCTGAGGGCATGGATACGGTCTGGACGGATGCGGTAAAAGTCGCACAGCAGGTGGCCAGCGTCGAAGGCGTCGTGCTGACGCAGGGCGCAACTAAGGACACCATCGCAGCGGCTGCCAGTCTGCGGGCTGAGCTAATCGCTAAGTTTGGTCGCTGGGTGTGGTTCATTCTGGCGGTTGATGGTACGCAGGACGGTGAGGATTGGGCGGGTTATCTGGCGCGGTTAAGTACGTTGCAGGCGGGTGCTGCTGTTCCCGCTGTGCAACTGGTGCCGCGTCTCTGGGGTAACGAGCCTGGCGTATTGGCGGGGCGGTTGTGTAACCGCGCTGTGACGATCGCTGACAGTCCGGCGCGGGTACAAACCGGTGCGCTGCTGGATATGGGCGCTACCGCGCTGCCGGTGGATTCAAAAGGTGAGCCGCTGGATTTAGCGACATTACAGGCACTGGAAGCGCTGCGCTACAGCGTACCGATGTGGTATCCCGATTATGACGGTTATTACTGGTCGGATGGCCGCACACTGGACGTGGAAGGCGGCGATTATCAAGCGATTGAAAACCTGCGTATTGTCGATAAAGCGGCGCGGCGCGTGCGGTTAAAGGCAATTGCCAAGATTGCCGATCGCAGCCTGAACAGCACGCCAGGCAGCATCGCGGCGCACCAGGCGTATTTCGCCAAAACGCTGCGTGAAATGTCCCGCAGTAGCCAGATTAACGGCGTGACGTTCCCTGGCGAAGTAAAGCCGCCGCAGGATGGCGACGTGGTGATCACCTGGCGCACCAAAACCAAAGTGGAAATTTACATCACGGTGCGGACGTACGAATGCCCGAAAGGGATCACCGTAAGTCTGATTCTGGATCAGTCGCTGGGAGGTGACGCATGACGAAACGGATTTCCGGCCAGTCGTTTGATTTCAATATGGACGGCGATTTGGTTCACGTTGAAAAGGTGGGGCTGAGTATTACGGACAATACCGCCGCCGCACAGACGCAGGGTGTCCCCGATGGCTGGGTAGCGGGGGATGTGGCGGCAGAAGGGGAAATGGAGTTCAGTACCAAGAGCCTTGATGTCATTACCGCGAAGGCGCGTGGGGCGGGGTCATGGCGCGGTATCGAGCCGGTTGATCTGATGTGGTACGCCAAAGCCGGTAACGAAGAAATCAAGGTGGAGGCGTTCGGCTGCAAGCTGATTCTGAGCGATATTCTCGACAACGATCCGAAGGGTGGCAGCGTGGTGACGCACAAAATCAAATATGTGGTGACGAGCCCCGATTTTGTGCGCATTAACGGCATTCCGTATTTGGAATCCGAGCTAACGGAAAAACTTATCGGGTAAGGAAACCCCATGCAGGAATATGAAAAAAATGTGCTCTGGCTGGTTGTGCTCGGCGGGTTAATTGCGATCGGCAAGGTGCTGGCCAGCGATGAGAAAATCACGCCGCGCCTGTTTATTGGCCGCATGATTTTGGGATCGGCGACGGCATTAGCGGCGGGGGCGGTACTGGTCTGGATACCAGGACTATCACCGCTGGCCGTGACGGGGTTAGGGGCGGCACTCGGTGTCGCGGGTCATCAGGCGGTTGAAATCTGGTTGCGCCGCAGGGGAAGTAGTTTGTTAACAGGGAGCAGGGAAAAGCATGACGTTAAGTGAAAAACAGCAGCGTTTTACGAAAATGATTGGGCAGTTGATTACCTGGGCGAAAGAGAACGGCTATCAACTCACGTTCGGTGAAGCCTACCGCACGCCGGAACAGGCGAAACTGAATGCCAAAAGTGGCGCGGGGATTGCCAATAGCCTGCATACCCAACGGCTGGCCGTCGATTTTAACCTGTTTATCAGCGGGCAGTATCAGACACAAACGGAGGCGTATACGCCGTTGGGGGAATACTGGGAATCGCTGGGCGGCAGTTGGGGCGGGCGCTTTAAATCCCGTCCGGACGGCAACCACTTTAGCCTTGAACACAACGGGGTGCGCTGATGGGTAAGCCCTGGCTGATTGGTGTGGTGCTGGCTGTCGTTTTCGCAGCGGGCTGGCAGGTGGCCAACTGGCAACGCGATAGCACGGAGCTGGCCATTACGGCGGCGGCGAATGCAGCCGGTAAAGCGTCCCGCCAGGCAATGCAGGACATTGCCAGCCAGTCAGGGCAGAAACTGGAAAGCCAACTGGAGGCGATACGCAATGCGCCAGGCAAGGAAATTTATCGGGAAATCGTTAAGCCGGTTTTTACTAACGAGTGCCTGTCTGACGAGTTTGTCAGCCTGTACAACGCTGCCGTCGAACGAACCACGCGTGCCTTATCAGGAAAACCTGAAAAAGAAATGTCCGGTAAATAACTTACCAATATTAGCCGGAAATACCGGAACGGATGCGGCTATTCCATTAACCGCATGGCCGGAAATCTATGGTGATTGTGCCGCACGGCATAATCAATTAGTCGATGAAATTAATCAGCGAGAAAAAATGAAATGAGCAAGATTGTATTAACGATTGCAGGCAAGGAATTAACGTTTGAGCCGACAACGGTGGCGTATAACGGCCTGATTAATGATATGTCGATGGATAATAAAATTGCGCCCGCCGTGACGTATTTACGCCGTATTGTCAGTGCAGACAGTAAAAAAGATTTGGATGAATTGCTGGCGAAGCCAGGGGCGGCGCTGCAAATCGCGGAGGTTATTAATACGCAATATGCGCCGAAACTGGAAATCGAAGTAAAAAACTAACCGAGCGGGTGCGGGCGATAGATAACAATTTTATCGAGCAGGCGTTAACACTCAGGCGGCATTATTTGCCGCATGAGTCAGACGATACCGATAATTTAGCCCGCGCCGTGTGGCTGGATAATTCTCACTGGGAAAAGATGCATATCGCCGTGGCAAACGGCATTGTGCTGGCATTTAAGGGCGAATAATGAAGCAACTGGATTTTACGCTAAGCCTGATTGATAAGCTGACGCGCCCGATTAAACAGGCGCAAACGTCAGTGACCGGCTTTGCTGAAAAATCACAGGCGGCATTTAAGCGTATGGCCATCGGTGGCGCGGGATTATTTGCCACCGGTCTGGCCATTCGTGATGCGTTCGCCCCCGCTATCGAAATGAATGATGCATTGCTGTCGGCGTCGGCGCAGGGGGTCAGTGATGCGACGCTAAAACAGGTCGCGGAGAATGGCCTTAAATTCAGCGTGCAGTATGGCAAGTCGGCGCTGGAGTTTGTGCAGTCCACGGAGATGATTAACCGCTCGGTCAGTGGGTTATCTGACGGTGAGTTGCCGCGCATGACGACGATCACGAATACCGTTGCCGCTGCGCTGAAATCAACGGCGGCAGATACCACGGAATTTATGGGGCAGATGTTCGCCAACTTTCGCAGTGACGCCAAAACGTTGGGCAATCTGACGTTTGCGGAACAGGTGGCGGGGAAGGCCGCATACATGCGCCAGGCGTTTGGCACGGAAATGGCCACAATCAGGGATTTGATGGAAGGCGCGAAAGGCGCGGGCACAAACGTTGGCGTGGGCATGGATGAGCAGTTTGCTGTACTCGGTGAGCTGCAACGCACACTCGGTAGCGAAGCCAGCGGATCGTATGAATCGTTTCTCACTGGTGCCGCTGACGGTGCCAAAAAGCTGGGGCTGACGTTTACCGACACCAACGGCAAATTGCTGTCTATGCCTGCCATGCTGGAAAAGCTACAGAGTAAATACGGCGCCAGTATCGAAGGCAACCTGAAAGCACAGAAAGAACTGGATGATGCCTTTGGCGGCGGGTCTGCCGTGATTAAACAGCTTTACGGCAATGTCGGCGTATTACAGCGGCACATTACGGAACTGGGCAGCAGCGACGGGATGAAACGCGCCACGGACATGGCGGAAAAAATGGCGAATCCGTGGGATCGCCTGGTTGCCGTCTGGTACGCGATGCGGGCAGCAATGGGCGCTACGCTGCTGCCGGTGCTGTATCCGCTTATCAACAAGCTGGCTGACGCAGGGCAAACGCTGGTCAGGTGGCAAACGTTATTCCCCAATATCACCCGCGTGATCGGTTATGCCGTGCTGGCTGTGCTGAGTCTGGCCGCGGCGGGGGCTATCGTGAATATCATCATGGGCGTTTCCACGTTTGTGATGGTCGGTTTAAAAGGGCTATGGATGGCGCTAACAGCGGTCATGAAAATTCATGTCGGCGTTATCTGGCTGTACAACAAAGCCGTGCTGGCGTGGTCGGCCACGATGCGGATATTACGCGGTGTGCTGTTGGCCGTGCGCATGGCCACGGTGTCAGCGGGTATCGCGTTTAATTTCGCGCTGTGGCCGGTTTTACTGGTGATTGCGGCGGTGGTCGCGCTGACGGCGGGCTGCTATCTGCTGTACCAGTATTGGGATCAGATTGTTGCGGCTGTCTCGCAGACGGAGACGTTTAAGACACTGGCGGCGATTATCCAGATGGTGGCGCTGATCTTTAAAGCCGCGTGGATACTGATTGTTGCCGGTTGGGAAAAGGTGGTTGACGCTATCAGCAATTTTTCTCTGATGGAAACAATGGGGAATATGGTTTCCGGCATCGGTGAGTTATTCAGTGGGTTATGGGATGGTCTGCTACGTTCGTTTTCCAGCGCATGGGGATGGATTGTTGAAAAACTGAATAATATTCCCGGCGTAAATATTGATATGCCCGTAACGACGGCATCACCCGTTACATCAATGCCCGTAAATATAAAGCCGCCAGAAAGTTTAAATCCGGCTAATAACTCATTATTAACCGGAGGGCAGATAAAAGGGATTGAGCGTGGCGGGTTAAATAAAGAAATCAGCAACAACAATAAATCGTATACGGATAACAGTAAAACGTTTGGCAATATCACAATTAATGCTAGCAAAGGCATGACGCCGGAACAGCTACAGGAATGGGAAGAATTACGCTAATGGATGAAGCGAAATACATCGATTTATTAATCACAGTACGTGATTTTAATCTGAACGCCGGTAATGAGCCTGTTTTATGTAATAACCGTGCCAGCATCGGGCAGGACTGCGTACATGCCATTATTGAAAGTGGGTTGACGACAAAACTCATTGCTGAGCGTAGCCCGACATTACGCGCCGATATCATGACGCAAATCATTATTCTGGTAGAGGATGACGAGCGAATTATTCCAGGCACGGTTGAATTAAGCGAAGAAACGCAAACGCGATTATGGCTAACGGCTGAAACCTATGATTTTGGCCGCATTCAGGTGACGGCAGATTATGACCACTAAACCGCAGATTAATTATGAACAGGTGTTGATCGATGCCGGAATGCCGGTAACCACTGACGCAATCACGGAACAGTTTCAGGCGCAGGTCAATGCCGAGGGGCTTATCACTAACACGTCGCGCATGTCGCCGTTCTGGCGGCTGATTAACGCGATTGTCACCACGCCAGTGCTGTGGCTGAAAGACGTGTTGATTAACGTGGTGATGGCCAACATGTTTTTGGCTACGGCATCCGGCGCGTTTCTGGACGTGTTCGCCTGGGGCGTCAATGTCACCCGTAAACCTGCGACGGCAGCGGGCGGGGTAATCCGTTTTTTCAAGTTGAACGCAGGTCAGGCGGTATTAATTCCGGCCGGAACGGTTATCCAGACCGAGCGTATCAATGGGCAGGTGTACAGCGTGCGCGTCACGGTTGATGCCGCCATTTCCGCAGGCAGCGCCAGCGGGCTGGTGCCGGTGGCGGCGATGGGTGAGGGTGGCGCGTTTAACCTGGCACCTGGCTATTACCGAATTTTGCCCGTTGGGGTTGATGGTATTGAACGGGTGGAAAACGAGGACGGCTGGTTAATTAGGCCAGGTGCCGATCAGGAATCGGATGATGACCTGCGCGATCGCTGCCGCAACCAGTACAACCTGGTCGGTAATTACCACACCGACGCCATTTACCGCAGCATGATCGCCGCCGTAGCAGGGCTGAGCATTGACCGTATTTTCTTTCTGCATGACGCACCACGCGGGGCAGGCACGGCGAATGCCTATTTATTGCTGGATTCGGGCGTGATTTCTGCGCCGTTTATCACCGCCGTGAATGACTACATCACGACACAGGGCAACCACGGGCACGGCGATGATATGCAGTGCATTGCGATGCCGGAAACGCGGCATGATCTGACGGTTACGCTGTACGTGAACAACCTGGCCAACGTGACCGACGACGAGTTAATCGCGTTACGCAACGGCTGTGACAATCTGGTGCGCTGTGCGTTTCGGGAAAACAGCGAGTATGACGTGAAGCGAACGTGGCCGTATGACCGGTTTTCATTTTCCAATCTGGGGCGGGAGCTGCACCGCGAGTTTGCGTTGATTGATTCGCTGACGTTCTCCCTGGGCGATATCGTCAGCGATCTGAGCGTGCCGCGCCTGAGCGGGTTAACCGTGGTGATTGAAAATGCCTGATTTCCGTCAGCAACTGGAAAGCCTGCGCTTGCCATCGTGGATGGACAGGGGCGAACCAGCCAAATTACTGCGTGCCAATAAGCGTTACTGGCAGCAGGTGAATGACTGGATGCGCTGGCCGTTGCAGCAATTGGACGCGGAAACCTGCCCCGTGCCGCTGCTTAGCGTGCTGGCCTATCAGCGGGATATTGAACGGTTTAACGGTGAGCCGTTGAGTCTGTACCGCAAGCGCGTGAAGTGGGCGTTTATCAACGCACAGGACGCGGGCAGCGTGGCCGGATTTATTCGCATCTTTGCGCGGCTGGATGTGGGCGCGGTTGAGTTGAAAGAGCGTCAGGCCGGTTATGAATGGGATGTGATTCTGGTGCGCATCAACGATGAGCAACTGAGCACGTACAACATGTTGATGATGAATCTGGTCAGGCAGTACGGCAGGACGTGCCGCCGTTACAATTTTGATGTGTTGAATAATGAAACGGTGGCTGTCAGCACAGGGGAGTTTACGCATTGTGCCGAGTATTACTCAGCCAGCGCTGATGTGATGCACGGTCTGATTAATGGACGTCAGTCGGTCAATGCGCCGAGTTTTGCGGCGTCAATGGAATTTTATACAGCGAGTTTGTGAGGATGTATGGCACAGAGTGCAGTTACCCGCGCCTTTGAAGCGTGGAACGTAAACAAGGTGATCGATGGTTTACCGGCTGTGCCGGATAGCGTGGTATTTGCGCTGATCCCCGATCAGGATGAAAACGCGCCGGTCAATCGTGATGAGGGAATGCCCGCCGCTGCGGCAATCAAACACCGCGCTGCTATCACGCAGTATGGTGTGCTGAACGATAACGCGGTGGTGTACTCGGTGGTACTCGATACCAAAGTAGGCGACTGGGATTACAACTGGATCGGCCTGGTCGATAGTAAAACCAACACGGTATTGATGATTGTTCACGTTCGCACCCAGCAGAAAATCAAGACTAAGAAAGGCCAGCAGGGCAATAGTCTGACGCGCAATCTGGCGATGCAGTTCGATGGTGCAGCAGACGCAACACAAATCAACGTATCGGCACAAACGTGGCAGATTGATTTTTCGGCGCGGTTGTTTGGCATGGATGAGGCGCATCGGCTGGCCATGCTGGATTACTACGGCAATGCGGCGTTTCTGAATGATGGGTTCCGTGTGGCGCTGGCTAACAGTGTTGCCACTATTGCACCAGGTGTCGGCTACGTAGGCGGATTACGGGTGCGGCTGGATACAGCGGCAACGCTGAACGTATCGGCTAACACATCCGTCTGGCTGGACGTTAGCAGGCAGGGAACGGTAACGGGAGCATGGGAAAACCGCATCACGTTCACCGCTGCCACTGCATTAGCAAATTACACCGATGCCGCAGGTTATGCGCACTATGTAACAAAAATAGCCTCAATCGCTAATGGTCAGGTTGTTGATAGTCGTCCCGTATCACCGATCCTGGCGCTGGATGACCGCTTCCTGCCGGTAAAAGGTACGGCAGCAGCAGCTAGCAAGTTGGAGACGCCTCGTAAAATCAACGGCGTGGCATTTGACGGTTCGGCAGATATTAGCGTTGATTCTGACTGGTCACAGATTAAAAACGTTCCCGCGGCATCATATGACGTCGCGGGCGTGGTGGCGTTGAGCTCGTCAATTAACACTAATAGCAGAACTATTGCTGCGACATCGCAGCAGCTTTTTATGGCTCACTCTATTGCAACTAACGCGCAGGCAAAAGCGAATGCAGCGTTGCCAGCGGATGGAACTGCGGCGGCGGCGACTAAATTGGCGACCTCTCGCAAAATTAACGGCGTGGCATTCGATGGTACGACAGATATTAATCTACACAGCGATTTCCCTGTTGGTGCCCCTGTTCCATATCCATCGGCAACCCCTCCGGCAGGCTGGATAAAGTGCAATGGGCAGTCATTCAATAAATCAGCATATCCGCAATTGGCAGCGGCCTATCCGTCAGGCGTCCTGCCCGACCTGCGCGGCGAATTCGTTCGCGGCTGGGATGATGGGCGCGGAGCTGATGTAGGGCGCACGTTGTTGTCGGCGCAAGGGGATGCAATCAGAAATATTACTGGGCGTCTTCTTTATGGTTACGACGCTGATACGGGTGTAGCTGCTGACGCTGACGCTGGCGCATTACACTACGATACAACTCAAGGGGTTAGAGATTCTCAATATTTGACGTGGGCTACAAATACCGCAAATTTGTGGTATCAAGCAAAACTGGACGCATCACGCGTAGTCCCCACGGCTAACGAAAACCGCCCGCGCAATATCGCATTTAACTACATCGTGAGAGCAGCATAATGAGCAACTATTCAACACAAATCAAAAACGCAGAGCTGAATGAACGCGGACTGGCAATCAATGCCGGCTGGATTACTGTTTATCATGTTAACCCAACGACACGCGAATATCAGTCAGCGAGTTACGAGTATGTCATGCAAGGCGTTGGCCTGCCTGCCGATAGCTACGCAGACGAACCCGAATTGCCGCCAGTCGGCAAAGCTCTGCATCGTAGCGCTGACGGTAAAGCATGGGAGCAGGTGCCGGACTATCGCGGGCAGACAGTTTACAGCACAGAAACACGTCAGCCGCAGACGGTTACGCAGTTCGGCGAATTGCCTGATAACGTCACGCTGCTGAAACCCGCGTCAGAGTTTGACGCATGGAACGGGAAAAAGTGGCTGATCGACAAGGCAGCAAAAGCGACCGCTGAGATAAAAACCGCACAAAACGAACTGACGGTGCGCCTGAGTGCGGCAAATACCCGCATTGCTACGCTGTCTGATGCGGTTGCGCTGGGCATGTCGACGGACGCAGAAACTGAGCAACTGACGGCGTGGCAAAAATACCGCGTGTTACTGAATCGCGTTGACGTGACCGCGAGCAATATCGCCTGGCCGGAGGCACCGCAGTAATGTGGCGCATCGCTGATATCCGTTTTCCTGCTGACATGGCAGCCATCAACTGCGCGATCGTGCCGGTGCATCCGTGGGTGTACGGTGTTGGCCAGAAGGCAGGGACGGGGAACTATCTCAGCCCTGCCAACGCGGTGGCGTATCTGGCCAGCCGGTTGCAGGCCGCAGCCGGTGAAACGGCGATTACGGTGTTCATGGTCAGCGGCACCGCGCAGGCGGATTTTATGCAGCAACTGGAGCGGCTGACTAGCGTGTTTCCTGCACCGGCTTTTACGCAGGTTGCCCGCATGGCCAACGCGGCGGCAGCGCTGGACAGGGTAAAAATGCAGTTACCCGCCAAAAGCCAGGCGTTGCCCGCTGCGGTGCCGCTGTCAGTGTCAACCAGTCGTCAGGCGATGAACGCGCAGCGAATTGCTGAAGCACAGACAGAAGCGGCGGTGTCGGCCAGCGCTGACGGCATCAAAAGCCAACTGGCCAGCTTTGCCGCCGAACGTGGCAACATGCTGGCGACAATCAGCCAGGGCTTAAGCGCACTACAGCAGGGAAGCGCCCGCGCCTGGGTGTTTACAGGAAAAGGACACAGCAGCGTGATCGCGGCTGAACTGGTGAAAAATATCCCGCAGCCGTCTGCCGTGTACACGGCGGCGATGATGTTTGTCGGGGATTCACTGGATGCACTGGAAGGCATGATCAATGAGCCAGATAATTACACTCGCCCTTGATGGCGAAGCTATTCCGCTAAAAAGCCTCACCGTTACCCCGTCTATGCAGTTTCAGGATCAAGATCAGTCTGGCCAAACGTCGAGTACAACCAACGCCGAGCAGGGCATTAAGCCCAAAGAACTGCGCGTGTCCGGCATTATTCCGTTTACCGAGGCGAAAGTCTTAACGCGGCTGTGGGCGCTGGCCGAGGCAAAAGAGGGCGGCAAGCTGAAACGCTATCGTGTGGCAAACCACACGGCACAGGCGATTAACTTCCGGCTGGCCACGTTCACCGGTTCGATTGATGCCCCTAAACAGGACGGCAAACAGGCGTGGTTGGTCACGTTTACCCTGCGTGAGCATGTCAGCGTGGCGGAAAAGCGCGATGCCCGCGCCGGTAGTAAAACCGACGCCAAAAAACAAACGCCAGGCGCTAAAGGTGGCAGCGGTTCAGCGGCAGAAAGCGACGAGCAATTAAGCTGGTTTGAACGCACCGTGCTGAAACCGGTCAATGATTCGCTAGGGGGTAACGAGGGATGAAACCCGTTAAACGACTGATGCTATCCGGTGACGCGGTTCACCTTGTTGGTGTCAATATGGTGCTGGAGCTGAATGCCTGCGGGCGCGGCTGCATCACGGCAGAAACCGACACGGATTACACTGGCAAAGTGGTGCGGCTGGATGTGGGGTACTCCGATTTTGTGTTGCGCTGGTTTACGGGGTACGTTGAGCGGTCGCAGCCGGCAGAGAACGGCTATCAGCGGCTGTTTGTGCGTGAACTGGCGGGCATATTCGAAAGAATGTGGCCTTGCTCGTTTCAGCATCCCACGTTAAAACAGCTTGCTGCCTGGCTGGAAGAAAACAGCGGGCTAACGGTGCATCTGCCGGATGCGCCGTATGTGACGACGCCGATCCCCCATTTTACGCACAGCGGCACCGGTTATCAGCTGCTGGCCAACATCGGCGCGGCGTTCGGTATTGACGATTATGTCTGGCAACCGTTGCCTGATGGCGGGCTATACGTGGGGAGCTGGGCGCACTCGATGTTTGCTGAAAAGCCCGTCGATATTCCTGCCGAATTCAGTAAAAGTCAGGCGGCGGGCAATAGCATGACGCTGTCGCTTATCCAGTCTGTGCGCCCTGGCGTAGTGGTGAATGGCCAGCGCCTGAAATCGGTCAGGCTGGAAAATGACGATATGGCCATTACGTGGGAACCGGTCAGTGTGGCAACCAGCAAGCGGGTATCGACAACCCCCGCCCAGCGTCAGATTGATGCGGCATACCCTGAGCTATCCGCAGGACTGCATCTGCCGAAATTCGCCCGCGTGGAAGCGCCCGCCGAATCGGTCACCAGCGGCGATATTGCCGATCCGTTTCGTCCGCGCTATGCCGTGGATGTGCAGTTGCTGGACGCTGACGGCAATCCGGCCAAAGACACGCCCATTTACCCCGCTGTGCCGCTGCCGGTGCCGATGGCGGGCGGTGAATCGGGCATGTTTCAGTTTCCGCCTGCGGGAACGTTGGTCGAAATCGGGTTTACTGAGGGGCGTCCGGATAAGCCGTTTGTACGGCAGACACTGGCGCAGGGTCATAGCTTGCCGGATGTTAAGCCTGGCGAACAGCTACAGCAGCAGCGGGCGGAAGTGTCGCAGCGCGTGACGGTGGCGGGGGACTGGGTACGGCAGACCGACCAGGCGATCAATGAATCCTCTATGCGCCGTATCGTGACCGCCGACGACGAGCAGCGCACCATCGTGACCAGGGAAACAACGATACAGGCCACGGATAAAACCCGCGTGTTAGGCACGGCCACATTACTGGCTGGTGCGATTGTGCAAATCGCGGAGGGGGATTACAGCCTGGCGACGCAGGCGGGCTATGTGGCCAGCGTAGGCAAATCGGCAACAATAGACATTGGCCAAAGCCTGATGGAGAAAATCGGGCAAATCCGCAGCAGCATAGCAGGAGCGCGGCAGGACATCATTGCGCCTGTGGTGTGGGTGGGTAGCCAGCAGATTAACGTCATGCAACTGATGTTGGACACGCTGGATGTGGTGCAGGAGCTGGCAGCGCAAACGGCCGCACATACCCACACGAACACCGGCACACCGCTTAACGCCGCCGCTATCGCGGCAACCGGCACCCGCTCAGGTGCATTACAGGCGAAATACAGGCCGGTGATTGGCTAATAATTAGTACCGCAACGTGACATTTTTACCTATGGTAAAATAGAGTTTTCAACAATGAGGAAAGAAAAATGGTCGAACGCACGCTAAACCCGCTACCACTCTTTTTCACTGATGAACTCAGCCGAACCACTGCGGAGAAGATTCTCGCATTAGTTGATAAAGAGAACGTCGTTACCCCTGAGAATAAGGAGTTGGTCGCAATCATTGGCTCTAATTCAAAGGATATCATTCGTCGTATGGCATCACACGGCTTGCTCTATCAAGATCCTGATGGAAACCTTTCCATGACGGAAAGAGGCGTTCTTAACGTAGTCGGATAA